CTACTCTGTAATTGTTTTGTCTTAAATAATTCTTCTATCGTTTTTCCCATTATGAACTAATTGGATTTTTAGAGGCTCCTTTACCTACTGCTGATGTAACTTTCGCACCATCTATATAAACATCTTTATTAGACATGTATGCCGCTTTCAATTCATCTAATTTTTGAATTATTAAATCATCTTTACTTTCTTTTCCACCACCGCCTCCTTCTCCTCCGAATAGAGAACCGGCTACCGCACCAACTGCACCTGCAACTAATAATACAGGAATTGCTGCAGTTCCCATCATAGCAACCATCGCTAATGAAAGTGCTAATGCACTAAATGCACCTGCCATTGCCAATATACCTATCGCAGCTTCTATATTCATAAGTGGCAATAAAGCCGTCATCATATTTGTTATACTACCTATAATAACTGCAACCCCACTTGCTATAGCGGTTATAACACCAACTATAACCTGTCCAATTGCTTTTACTAATGGAACTAATAAACTTAATCCAAATGCAAATATCACAAATGCTGCCGCTAATGCTAATATTACTGCAACTCCTAACCAACCTACAGTTCCAGCAGTTGAACCAAACGCTACTAAAGCAGGCCCCAACGCCAATAAACCTGCGGCTGCTATTGAGGCGGTAGCTCCAAATAATGCCATACCAATAGCTCCAGGAATCATCAATGTAAATGCAACCGCTGCTGCGCCTAGTGCTAATGAACCCCCAAATGTTCCATTCATTGCGGTTAATCCTGCTGCTAATCCAATTAATCCAGTACCAGCAGCCGCTCCAAAAAATGCCACACCTGCCATACCTATTAATCCAGGTGTAATCAATAGAAATCCTAATGATGCTACTGCTAATGATAATGAACCCATCATCACAGAACCATCGCCCATTTTTTTCAATCCCTCTGCTAACGATTCTAACCCTTTACCAGCACTATCCGCAAATTTAGAAACGCCCCACATACCAATTAATCCAGGAGTTAATAATAAAAATCCAATCCCCGTTGGTATTAAATTTAAAGCTCCTCTTAAAACTTGAGTATCACCCATTGCTTTCAATCCTTCAGATAAATCCTTTAGCTTATCGCCCATTGATTTATCCTTATTAACCGCATCAGTTGCTCCCTCGACACCTTCAGGTGAGGTTACTGAATCTATTTTACTATCAACCAAATCCTCTGCTTTTTCGGATGCTTTATCTTGTACTTTATCTGTTATACTATCTTGTACTTTATCTACTACTTTATCTTTTGCACTATCTATTACATCACTCGCAGGACTTTTACCACCTGTCACCATTCCCCACACCTTCTGTGCTCCTGCCACTACTAATCCCTTAACCATATCCCACACCTTAGATACAACTCCACCGAACATACCATCGAATGCCTTTATACCTCCACCTAATTGGCCCATTAATATGATACCCTTTCCTAATGCACTTATAAATCCTCCTCCCCATTCGTTTACTATCGCACTTACACTCTCCTTTATTGTATTAAAGTCTTCAGTCAAAGTACCAGCATTTTCAGCGATATTCTGCTGATTCATATACATCTTCTCTAATTCCGCAACACTTATTCCCAATGCTTTAGCCGCTGCATCTTTTTGATACACATCCATTGCATCCCATTCGGCTTTATCCCCCAACTGTCTAAGTATTTCGGACATTGCTTCCTCCTGCTTACCCATATAGAACAACTCTCTTGCTCTACTTAGATTCAGGTCTTTACCCAACATCGCACTTGCTTCCAATTCTTTTTCAATAGAACCTTCAAAATCTAATAATGTATCCGCTATCTTAGCCGTAGTTGCAAAAGTTAAACCTAATTGTCTAGCTTGTATCGCTGCGTTTTTAATATTATCACCACTTCCTTTTGCATATAAAGCAAACGCTTCTCCGTTAGCAGCTAAATCTTTCATTACCGCTGAAGGTAGAACTCCTCTTAATTTTGCAGTTGCTTTAAGTGATTGTAACATATTAGCTGCTTGGTCGGAACTCAATCCTCTCATCTTACCAAACTCAGATGTTAGGTATGCAGCTTCAGTTCCACTTATACCCATATTGTTTGCAATCAAATTGGTATTCAATTGAGTACCAAATGAAGCCTCATTCATATCACCTAAATTATCCACTAAACCTTCAGCTGAACTTTGAGATTCTTTGAAAACCATTCCCAATACTCCCGCTGATGCAGTAAATCCGTTTATTCCTTGACCTACCATTCCAAATGCTTTCTGCATTTCGAAAACTTTACCAACTACTTTACCTACACCTACTATTAATAATCCGATTGCCAATGATGGTTTCTTTAATGCTGCAGTTATTTGATTTGCAACTGCATTTAATCTACCTTTCATTTCATCAACTTCCTTAGTTAACTCTTTATAGGCCGCTATCTCATCATCGGTTAAACCATTCATTATTTCTAATTCACGATTCGCCTTTATCAAATTTTTATTAAAATCTCCAGCGATACCAGCTAAATGAGAATTACCCGCTAATAAAGTTACATTATCTTTAATGAGTTGGTCGTACATACCCTGCGCAGCTTCTAAATTTGCAGCCGCTGCTTTTTGTTCTTCTTTTGTACCACTAGCTGCGTTTAACACATCTCTTTGTGCTTCTGCTATAAGAGTTCCGGCTGTTGCAAGTTCATTTGCAAAATTTATCTCCGCAGGGTCAGTTAAACTAACTTGAATCTTAGTTAATGATTTAAGTTGTTTATCCATTGCAGTGAACGATTTACCTAACTCACTAGTTGCTCTTTCCGATAAAGATATTTGTGATGCTAAATCTGTAAATTCAGCAGTAGTGGTTTTTATACCTTTTGCTTTACTAATGTAGGATTCAGTTTTTCTAATCTTTTCTTCGATTGCAGTTATTGCAGCCGCATCACCACTTCGTTGGGCAGCCGCTAGTTCAGCCTGTTGTCTGGCTAAATTTTCGGTTGCCTTAGCTTCGGCATTGATTAGTTTTATTCTATCTGACATTTAATTATTTCTTCTTATTAATCTTATCTAAGATTTTTTGCAAATCATCTAAAGAATCACTTGTATTTCTAAGTGCTTTTGCTAATTCTGGATTTCTTTCTGCTGATTTTTCTATGAAATACTTATCTAATCCTCTTTTATAAGAATCCATAAAGCTATCTACGAATTTATTAAGAATCCCTTCTTTTATAGGTTGTTTCATTGTGAGTATATTTTTACTAATATAAATATTGGATAAAAAAATAAGGGGATATTACTCCCCTTATTTTATCTCATTCTTACTTTAGATGATGGAGCTTTAACCTTCCTACTCATCTTATCATGCTCTTCTTTTTCTTTCTTTTTAAGGTCTATCAATTTCTTAAGATAGAACCTTCTCCAATGTATCGGCATTGTATATACATCTTTCCAAGTAAACCCATTACCATATTGAACCAAGCTCCAAATTTCTTCGTGAAGTTGGGTAGAGTAATTAGTTGGAAGGGTAAAAAAATGAAACCCCAAATGGTATATCTAGCGCCTCCGTCTCACCAGTTATATCCGAAGTGAATTGAAATTTCAAATCCAAATCAGGTGCAAATTCTCTAACATACGCCCTTAATGCTCTACTATCTTGTGCCAATAACTGATTGCTTACCCAATTATTAATGAATCCTCTTTCTGTATTACCTTCTACTTCGATTATCATTTTTCTTAATCTAGTAGTAACTTCAACAGGATTAGCACCCTTTGATAATTTTTCTAATGCAGCAACTTCAGCTTGCACATCTTTCTCATCTCTGTGTGATAATAATTTGAATTTAATCTTCTTGCCAGTCTGAGGAAGAGTAAACTCGTATTTATTATCTCTTTTTAATTTAGTATAATCAATATCCTTTGTTTTTACTTTGGATAAATCGATTGTCACTTGCTGTCTTTCCCCACTAAAAGGGTCGGTTAATTCAACTTGATAATTAGCACCATATCCTAAAATACGAGTTGCTAACATAATTGCATTCTTATCACCAACTACTAAATCATCGATAGAAGAATCAACTACAACCGATTCTAATAATTTGTCTAATACAATTCCCTTTTTGATAAGGTTTTGAGAGGATAGAATATCTTCCTCTTTCGCGGTCATATACTTTATAGTAACTTGTCCACTTGATAATGGATGACCTTCTGGATAACATTTTCCTTCCGATGGTAATGATATTACTTCCGTTGGAAATTCATAATTTTTTTCTGCCATAATAAATAACTTATTGTTTGTATATAAATATATATATCACAAATTTTAGAAAACAAAAAAAGGGGATAACATTTCTGTTTCCCCTTTTATATTTTATTTTTGATTAGAATTCTAAGATTGCGTAATCGTAAGTTAAAGTAACTTCGATTGATGCAGGGTCTGTAGCATTACTCCAATCCAAGTCACCGAAGTTAGCTTGAGAGATGAATGCTCCTTTTAATTTCCATTGCTCAATCTTATCACCTACTGGACCTAACATATAGAAATCCACATCCTTCTTATAGAATTCTGCGTATCCATCTCTACCTGTTAAGGATTCGTGAGATGTTCTAATCCACTCCATTACCGCCTGTGCTCCAGATGGAACAATCGGGTCGAATAATGTAATAGCCACATCTTGCCAATCTCCTTTACCTTTCAACTTTCTTTTTACGTTGATATGGTCTAATACAACTGTTTCAAACTGAATTGTTGGTCTGTTTGCCACTCTTACTAAGTATGAAGGAATACCATCGATTTCCACGATGAATCTGTTCTTCATCTTTGGTTCGAAATTGGTATAAAACATTTCGTTAAATTCTAATACTTCTGCCATTTTATTACTTTATTTTATATAAATATTAGTTTATCAAATTATACACTAAATGTTGCTCCAGTCGGTAAGATATTGAAATCTATTACGATGAATTCAGCAGTTTTAGCAGGTTGTAAGAACACAGAACCTTGTAAAATGTTTCTGTCAATTACATCTGGTGTATTATTTGTTTCATCCATAACCACTCTAAATGCGTAAAGTCCTTGTCTTTGTTGAACACTCTCTAAGTAAGGGTTTACTGTATTTAGGAATTTAGCTCTTGTCTGTCCGGTATTTTGTTCGAATACTAAGAATCTAGAAGTAGATGCAACAAACTTCTTCAAGTTAATTAACAATCTTCTTACGTTGATTCTATCTAATGCAGATGAGCTTTCTTGTAAAGTTTTCTGTCCGAATGCACTAATACCTTGTCCAGGGAATGCCGCAATTGGGTTTACCTTTCCTTCGTATAATGTATCTCTTTCAGATTGTGTTAATCTATTCAATACTTGAACTGCTCCTTGAATACCACCTCTGTTTAGCCCAGCTGGTGCGAACCATTCTGCACCTAATCTATCGTTTTGTGCGTATGTACCAACCAATAATGTTGATGGTGGAACAGGAAGTACTTTATTTGTTATAGTGTCAATTGTCTTAACCCAAGGGTAATAAGTTGCAGTATAGTTAGAATCAACTAATGATGCTTCTTCTACCACTTCTGTTATAGAATCATTTGCTCCAACAAAATCCGCAATGTAGAACACATCTTCTCTAGCTTCACATAAATCCATAGCTTTTGTAGATACATATCTATGTTGATTTCTGATGATACCAGGAGTAACTAATAAGTTAATATCAATTTCATCTGGATTAGAAAGTGTATTTAATGCTTTTACATAAGCCTTTGTACCACTTGTAGTTGATGTTGAACAATTGAATCCTTGTGTGTTAGTATCAATGATAGCATCCCCTTTAAATATATCTACAGTTGGGTCAATTCCACTAAATCCTCCTTGAAATGCAACACAGAAATTTCTATATGCTATATCTTGTGCAGATGATGTGTAATTCGCTGATATACCTATTCCATTTGCACCAAATGAATTATCTAATCCAAACTCTGTATTGTTACCAACAACCGCTCCAGCTGGTATAGGTTTGAAATAGTTTAAATTATTTTTAGCTCTAGTTGATTTAGAATCACCAAATTCAACACCACTTGAGTAAGAACCAGTACTCCAGAATGATGCAGATGAATATTGTAATATAGGAAAAGCTGTTGCAGCTACTCCAGCTCCAGTAAAATCCACAGGAATGGTGTATGCTCCAAATGCAAAAGGAATTGCTTCAATAGGATAAAATCCTTCTTTTTTAATCTCTACTCTAATGTATTTTGATTTATTTGAGTAATCACCAGTTTCAGTTATCTTGCCATCAGATGCAATTGAAATAGTTCTATCGCCAATTCTTCTACCAATGAAGTTAGGAGAATTATAATCTAATGTTAAATTGTTATATGTTTCTAATATTACTTTTCTTTTATCACTATCACCGAATTCTCTAACTGCCAAACTAAATGTACCATAACTTCCACTTAAAGAAGATTTGATATTTGAAATTTGAATTTTGAATCTTTTGTTTTCAGATTCTCCATGTGCCAATGTATGAACTTTAAATAGGTCATATCTGTTATTTCCATCGAATTTCTGAGACTTAATCCAAGGTGTATATGCATTTGAATATGCGGTTTCATTATCTGATGAAAAATCCTGTGCAGGTAATTCATATGCTGTTAAGTTCAACGTACCAGTTGTTACTATCGCCGCACTAGAAGTTACATCAGAAATATCAAATAATACATTAGCATATTTTTTCTTAACTGATGAAGAGATTGGAGAAACTCCAAATACTTTATCAATCGATGCAGCTTTCGAAGCATCTATATTAATTTCGTATGATACGCTATCTACCACTAAAGTAAATGGATTAGCAAATGTATCGTTACTGTTTGCAACAACTTCTGCACCTATATTAGTTTCTGTATTTTCTAATACACCTAATACATGAGTTACAGGTGAGCCAGCTCCATCAGCCACCGCCAAAACGTATGAACCATCTGAAGAACCTCCTGAAGTTTGGTATCCATCAACTCCGGCTACTCTAACTACGGTTACTGAACCGGCATCTCTTAGATAATTCTGTACTGTATAACCTGTATAATAATCTTTCGGTGCTCCGAAGATTTGCTCATATTCCGCTTGTGATGTTACCAATGTAGGAACAAATGCAGGTCCCTTTTCTGTTGGGCCTACAACCGCTGCTCCTATTTGTGATATACCCTGTGGTAAGAAAGAAAGGTCATTTTCTCTCGTAAATACACCAGGCGATACAATTTTCTCTGCCATATTAATCGTTGTTTAATTTTTGTTTACTACTATAAATATCAAAAGAAACCTCCAAAATATTATTGTGCGGGTTTAAATTCTCCTGTTATTAAATCTACCGTTCCTTCTCCGTATGAAGTTTTTAATTTTTCAAATAAATCAGCCTCTTTTTTTTGAATTTCTTTTAAAGCTTCATAGTTTACTTCATTCTCTTCTTCCAATTCTTTGATTCTACTTTGAACTGAACCGATATTAGCAAATACATTAGCGAACTCTGTTCTTAATTCATTAATCAATTGTAACTCTTCTTGCGATAACTGTTTGTTTTCCATTTTTATATTTTGGTTTGTTTATACTAATATATATCTATAAATATCATGATAATTCCGTAACCTTATATTTAGCCCCAAAATTATCCAAACTTTCTAATTCTTCTTTCTTTTCGGTAGCCTCTCCCTCTGTTTCAAAGGATTCTACTCCTTCAAACGTATAATCTTTGGAAACATAGATTCTCTCTAATACTTTTCCATCTATTACCAATTGTTTTGTTATTTTAAACATATTATATTATTTTATTATCCTGTTGCAGTTGAACCGAATGAACTTTGTAATCCTGCAAAATTTGTTTTAGCTCTTGCAAAGATAGTAGCCCCAGTCTTATAATTTAAAGTATTAGAACTATACGCAGTAAACGTTGCTAATATAGAAGTAAACCCACTATCAGATGCTATTTGTATATCATATGAATAGTTTGCAGTAATCGCTGTTGAGCCAGGAGATACTACTGCTGAGTTAGTACTTAATGTTAATTGTTTATATGTATCTCCTCCGATAGTTACCGCACCAATTGATATAGTTGGGTTAGTTGATATAGAATACCCCGCTAATGAGTTTGCACCCTTATTGTGGGTAACGAATCCATTTACTATGTATGTATCCACATCTTCAACATCTATCGATACAACCTCTAATGTGGATGATTGTACCTCATTCGCAATTATCTCTACTTCCTCTATTTGGTTCTCACCCAATACTTTTATTAATCTGTCTCCAGGTTGAAGTAATCCTAATGGTTTGAATTTATAAACTTCTTCATTTATATCGAATATCATCATAGGATGCTCACCATTTCCTCTAACATCTCCTTTATCAGTTCGTATTATATTCCATCTATCCACAAATGTGTATGCAACATCTTTTACATAAGCAGGAACTAATATTCCTCCTGGTGTATAATATTCCCAATCATAAAAATTGAAATCACCCACTTGTTGAAAATGTGGAGGAAAATATGCTTTTACAACATCCTCTTCCACTAAATCACCTGCTTTCTTAAATGTGCCATCCCACATCTCAATCATCTCATCTAAATGCAAACATAAACCACTAGCTCCCGCATAATCATCTACATTGTAAATGGTTTTCGTCATAGCTACATTATAGCTTGAAGCATGGTCGTTATAAAGGTCTCTAAATGTTGCAGTTAGGGTTCTCGCAGTTGGTGCAGCTAATGTAGATGAATTACCTACAGCGTTTGCAGTTACCGTTGGGTTATACGGAGGAAGTGATTGAATTGTAAACTCTGCTCCTGCTGATAAACTCCATGTGAAATTATTATATTGAGAACCAACTCTACTTAAAAAACGCGTTCCAGCATTTGTAAAGGTCATATTAAATGTTTCCGCAGTTGATTCCTTTACATAAGTGAACCCTGATATACTTGGAAATACCCCATCTATTGTGAAATCCGAAAATGCAATTGGACCGGTAGTTGTTCCTGCCGCAGTAGCAATGGAGTAGTTAGAAGTAGCCGTATTACCTGTCGCTGCTTTTAAATTCGATAATTCTAAATTGTCTCCCTGAACTCTAGGCATTATATAAGTTTGTTAATTGTTCCTTCCAATTTTGTTTGGTATCAAAACGTTGTGCTAATAAATATTTAAATTTATCAAACTCCTCTTTTTTCTCTTCATAAGATAGATACCCAATACTATCATAAATATCTTTAAATTCTTCTTTACTACCAGCTCTAAATTTATAAGGTATATCTTCACACCAATCTTTTGATATAATCGGTAGTTTTCCCCAATCTAAACTCTGAAATATGGAGAACCCAAATGGCTCAGCAGAAAATGCACAATGAGATATACCCCAATCCATACCATAATATATTTCTTCAAATGGGCTTTCATATTGAATTTGTTTTAAGTTACGGAAATTTATATCAGTTGTATGTTTCCAAGTCTTCTGAAAGGTTCTTATATTCGTAAACATAAATCCTCCCAATTGGTCTAAATAATGTGGATTCTTTCTACTCTCACATCTCGCAGTAAATCCTATAAAGTTTGAATCAGATAACTCTTTGTTATGAATGAATTCGTAATAAGATGGGATATTAACTGCTCCTTCAAACTTCTCTCCTTTTAATTCATATAACCCTATCCATACTTTGTTTTTAGCATATGATAGTATTTCACTTTCCCACTTTTGAGAATAATAAGGAGTCCAACCAAATGGTAAATCACTTATCCCAGTTTCTACTACAACTTTATCTAAACAATTGTGGATTATGTAGGAATGTATCTTATCCTTATTCTCTTCTATTAATTCCAAAGGAGTGTAGTGAGCATGTAATATATTAACTCTCCTACACTCTCTAAACTTTTCTTCAAAAATATCTCTGTGATTTCCGTTCTCATCGTTATACCAATAGTGTTCAATTGGTATATCAAAATTAAAATCAGTTGGTTTAGTTCTATAAATAAGTAAAACTGGCTGAGTGTTTAAGTCTTTACTTACTTCACTCAACCAGTTGTTTACCCAAATATCTACTCCCGTACTGATTTTACCTATTCCTGTGGTAAAATAAACATCGTACATCTTATAACCCTCTTGCTCTTTTTAAGTTTTCTACTTCTGATTTTAAGTTATCGATTTGTATTTGTTGCTCTTTCATACCTTCGATAAGAAGTGCAACTAATTTATCATACTTAACCGCTTTATATCCACTTTCTCTCGTCTGAACTAATTCTGGAAGTATCTCCTCAATTTCTTGTGCGATAACTCCAATATCATGTCCTTCGTGTCCATGTAATTCAACGTTTGAAATCCAATCGAATTCGTATCCACCTATTCTTAATACCTTAGCCAATGCGTTTGGTATATTTTTAATGTTCTCTTTAAATCTTCTATCCGATGAAGAGTAAGCTACGATGTCATTTGCCGCATCTATTCTACCACTCGTTCCACTTGCGTTAACACCAATTCCTAAAGAACCAAATCTTACGTTTGATGTAGTAGCAATATCTTGTGGTAAAGATAATGATGCAGTAAATGCTCCCGTTGCAGTTACACCACTTACAATAACCTGATTAGCAGTTCCTAATATGTTACTTGCTCTAGATAATGTTGGGATAACCAATGAAGCCACACCTGTCGATGGGTTAATTGATACCTCGCCACTTACCCAGTTAGCAACAGTTGTTCTTGCTCCCGTTGTGAAGTGTGTAGAACCGGTATTTAATGCAACAGCATCCGCTGAAACTGTCATACCATCTCCCTGCCCTACCGCTAAAGTATGAGCCACCCCTTCACCACTTGTCGCACCACCGGTTAAACCAGAGCCAGGGTTAATACTCGCAACATAATCTCCAGTTGTATCAGTTCCTAATGCAACTGAATTCGCTGCGATTGTTGCAGTACCATCACTTGCAATAGTAACGTCTCCTTTAACATAAGATACAACTGCTTGCTGAGAACCTGATTGGAAGTGAACTGATTGCGTATCGATAGCGATTGTAGTATTTGTTTGGTTCTTAAATACTGAACCACTAATACCACTTCCCGCAGTTACATAATATTGTAAATTTCCTTTATATTCTCCCGCAGTTACTTCACCTCTAAAATTAGAAGCCGATGCACTTACGAATCCACTTGCACTCATATTAAGAGATGCAGTTATTGAACCTGTTACTCTTAAGTTATTAGAGAACCATGCGGTAGAACCGGTGATTGGTCCAAAGAATGATGACGAACCATATGAACCTTCACCTTCTATTCTTAATCCACTAGCAGTTATTACACCACTTGCAGAAATACTATTGTTAAATGTAGCTAATCCGTCTAATATTGAATTACCGGTTGCTCTAAAGTTTCCGTTTGATTGGATACCTGCACCCGAAATTGAGTTACTAGCAGAAATTGTACTTCTTACCGTTGTAGCACCAATAATTAATGCAGTTTGGTCGAATTGAACATTTGATAATGCTCTAATTTCACCTGCTGACCATATACCACTACCTGTGATACCTTTACTTGCAGAGATGTATTCTTTACCACTAATGTTTCCAACGACTTCTAATGCTCCACTTATGTTTGTAGCATTTTGTACAAATAATGCAGATGCACTAATTGTATTACTTGCAGATACCGCACCTCTTATTGAAGTTGCACCCTCTACAAATAATGCTCCACCACTAATGTTTCCACTCGCTGATATATGATTTAATGATGCAGTTTGTGCTACTAATATTGTTGATGAGGTAACTGCGCCATTTACAAACAATCCACTACCTAATCTCATATTAGTTTCAGCATTCGACCATGAGAAGAATACGTTAGCACCACTTATGAATAAACCTGCTCCGTTTGCAGCAACCGATGTAGTTGAACCACTAGCGATTTCAATTAAACGGTCTTCAATTTTTAAATCTGAAATTTGAAGTTGAGTTGTTGTACCCAATACATTCAAATCACCTTGTATAGTTGTTACAGATGAAACTCCTGTTCCTGCAACGGTTATAGCATTTTTCAATGAAGAAGAATAAACTTCCAATGCACCAGTTGCCTGGTTAACTTGATTTCTAAATGTCGTTAAGTTTATACCATTAATTGTACTTGCGTTGAAATCACCATTTACGGTAAACGCTTTGTCTAAGTACATATATTGTTCAGGATGGTCCCAATAGAAATTAACATTAGCACCACTTATGAATAAACCTGCTTTATCCGATTGAGCAGAAGTTGTAGAACCACTATTTATTTCAATTTGCTTATCCTTAACTTGTAATCTATCAACTCTTAATTCACCTAATGTACCTCTAACTTGTAAGTTATTGAATACAATTAAATCGCCATTACTTTCAGATACCGCAGTTCTTAATGATGCCGTATATGCGTTTATCGATGAAGAGAAATTATTATGTGAAGGTGCAAATTCTCTGATTAAAGTTCCATCAACAGTTCCTCTTACTTCAATATTGTTATCAGAGTAAAGTGTATCAGAGAAATTTAAACTTTGAGAAGCGTGCGACCAAGTTACATATGCATCGGCACCACTAATGTAGAAACCTGCACCATCTGCCGCCGCTGAGTTCAATGAACCACTTGCGATTTCGATGAATTTATCTACTATCTTAACATCACCAACTTCTAACAATACCTTAGAACCGGTTACTCTTAACGTACCATGTACTATTAAATCGTTTCCGTTTGTGTTAATCGCTTGCTTTAATGAAGCAGAGTATGAGTTTAATCCACTTAATGCCAAATTAGTAGAAGCCGTAAATGCGTTAACCGAACCAGAATATTCAAATCCGTATTCTCTAACTTGTATAGAAGAACTTACTACTTGTTCGTAATTTATTTTTTTCTTAACACCTTCTTCAAAGTGTAAAGATTGAGTTGCAATTGTTACAGTTGTATTTGCCTTACCACTATATGTGAAATAATCAAATCCTCCTGGATTTCCTCCGGTAATTTCAAATGCCAAGTCAGCAGCTCCAGTAAATGAACCTGTGAATGAACCTGTTAAATAACCATTACCACTAAATGAACCGGTTGCACTTAATGAATTAAATATCGAAAGAGAAGTTCCTTGAACAGAACCTGTCAATCTACCACCTATAGAACCGGTTACTACTAAATCATTTGTCATTCTTACTACAATTCCGTTATCGGTCATCGTAGAAGATGTTAAGTTATTACCAGTATATTGAATTACAGGAATAGTTCCCATTGGTAATCCTTCTTCATTACCATATGTTCCACCATTAACAGGTCCTCCTATCATTAAAGATGAAGAACGTCCGTCATTTTGTGCAATTACCCAGTTATTATCTACACCATCATAGAATAATGATGCGGATGCATATACGTTATTAGGAGGAGTTCCACCTACCACAGAACCAGAATCCCATACAATCAATCCACCAAATCTAACTACAGGAGAAAACTCTCTTACGGCAATTGTATTTTCCGCAATGTCTAAGTTAGATGCAGTAATTGCTGTAATCGTTGTACTACCCTTTACATCAAAGTTACCATAGATTGTTAAGTTACCTGATATTTGAGCGTTTTTCGCAACACCTATACCTCCACTTACTACTAAAGCTCCTTCATACCATCCATTTGATTGGTCAGTTGCACCAACTACGGTTCTAGCTAATTCATATGAAGCGATAGCTCCTGTCAATGATTGAGAAATCGCTGCACCACCATCTCCACCATACCATATCCAATCTTTTGGAAGGTTAGGTAATTGGAAATAAGTTCCAGGATGCTCTACTAATAATTCACCATCGTTGATATTGATTCTACCAACCACAGCGATGTTTTGTACATAGAATGAGCCCGTAGGTAATTGAGTTGTTAAACCTCCGTTAGGTCCAACATATAGTTGTTGTCCAGATGTTAATGCAGTTGTATCATAGTTTGTTAAGATACCCAATGCAGTTAATGAACCTGAACCACTTTCTAATAAGTTATCTGCTGATAAACCTACAGCTGGCATTTTATCTAATCTAGATGAAGAAGCCGGTCCAACTATTGTTAATCCAGTTCCAACATCAAATCCTTTTATATATAATGGAGTACCTTTTGCAATCGGTCCACCATTTCCTATATTTACAATTCCAATAGAAGTTCTATCTGTGAAACCAAAGAAGATTCCACCTGCTCCATCACTTCTTAAAATTTTACCTACACCTTGTGCATCACTATTAGGGTATCTTAATCCACTCGCAGTGAAAGGTGCTTGTATATTTGCATATTTGAATACATCTAAACCTCCACTTAAAATAGTTGAACCACTTACAGATAAGTTTCCACTTACCTCAACAGTCTGCCCTAAGTTTGTAGAATTTAAGATAAATAAGTTTCCACTTATTCTAGTATCTAATTTAATATCAACGTTACCACTAACAGTCAAATTACCACTTACAATCTGATTACCTTTAAATGTATTTGAACCGGTTGTTGCAGATGTAGCTAATAAGAATCTAACTGATTCACTAACACTCTGAGAGAATGCAGTAAATTGAGCTCCATCGGTAGATTGTGATGCAAATACACCGAATACTACTTCAATTGGAGCACCATTACCACCGGTTAAACCATTTCTTACCAATGATGTTGATACTTCTAATGCAGTTATTGAATGTGTTACGATTAAATCTCTTCCTAATGAACGAGATACAATTTTAGAACCACTTAATGTGTTCGTTGCAATTGTATCAATTGTATTTCTAAATTCTGTTCCGTATAAAGCACTACCACTCTTAGCCAATACTTGATTATCAGTACCGGTTGCCGCAATAGTTCTAGCATCAACATAAGTTTTAACTGCTTGTTGTGATGGAACAGTATCTCTACCAGGTAAACCCTGAGAGTTTAATAATGTTTCGTTATCAGATGCTTCATTAATTACAACACCGACAGGAACACCATTTCTTCTGAACGGTCCGATTGAAGATAAACCTGATAATGAGAACTGATTCGCATCAATTGTTACCGCACCTGTCAATTGGTCTACTCTAAAGAATCTACCAACTTTTAAGTTACCTCTGTTATCAATTGTTACCGCAAATACTTTTCCAGGTTCAATCATCACAACTTCTTGTGCCGAATCTGGAATACCACCATATTCAGGAATTGCATTGTAAGTGATACCTGCTCCTACATATTCTAATACAAGACCTCCCGTTGATATGTTTGATAATTGATAAAAATCAGCATTATCTCCGGCGTTTACGAAGAATACAGAAGGGAAAGTTTCAACGAAGAACTCATCTGGTTCTACGGTTGTATTAATATCAGTTACTAAGTAATTAGAACCATTCAACTTCATTAAAGAAGAGAAGTCAATATTTCTTTGTTGTCCCTGGAATGAACCAGTAACTCTAACAAATATATTAGCCAAACCACTTAATACCGCAGTTGCTTCTGCTCTTACTCCACCAGGAGTATCAGGTAATGCAATAGAAACAGATGGTACTGATGTATATCCACTACCACTTGATTCTAAATTCAATGCAACAACTTGCCCTGCTGTAACTAATGCAGAACCACTTGCGCCACTACCACCTCCACCGCTAATCGTTACAACCGGCGCTACGGTATATCCACTACCTGGAACTATTACATTAAAACCAGCAACGGTTGAAGTACCAGCTGATAATACTAATGCATTTGTATATGTGTCTTTAAAGTTTCTTTTTGATATAACTCCTTGTAAACCGAAGTCAATTACGGAGTTAGAAATGTTTGCAAAACCACCACCTGATGTCTTAAATCCATAAGTACAATATGTGGTGAACATAGATACGAACTGAGCGTATCCCGTATTACAAACGTGGTGTCCAGGTCCTCCTTGGTTAACCTGCGTAAATGCCGCAGCAACCATTGAACGAAGTGGAGAACGAGGTGCAGCTTCTCTACAACAATTACCATCCACTCTCATACCACCACCGGCACCAGTATTATCAACGCCTAAATCTTCTAAATCATATGGAAGTGGAACTAATTCAGAAATCTTCTCCCCATTAAAATTAAATGGTCCTGTGATTGCTGATGAGTTCCAAACATATGGAGATGCTTGAATAAATGGTCTTTGATTTTCTGGAGCAGGAACTGAGATATGCGGTCTTTCTGTAGAAACATATCCACTACCTGAGTTTACATAAGTTAATCCAACGATTTTACCATTCGAAATAACAGTTGTAAATTCAGCTCTAATTGAACCACTTTCTGGTGGAGAATCAGGCTCTTCTACTATAATGTTTACAGATGATGTATATCCAATAGGAGAATATAATATAACTGGATTTGTAATTCTACCAGATTGTATTGTATAATCAATAATAGCAGATGGAAAAGCCACCGCAAATGATGGTCTCTGTAAATCTAAGAATCTTACTGAATCTATATAATCTGAACTATGTACGTGGAAGTAATCCAATTTAGGATTCTTCGCATATAATAATGATTGTCTTAACGTATCTCCTTTAATTGCAACTCCAGGAGGAAGTACAATTGGGTTATCTTCTACATATGTCCCAGTTTCTACATATACAGTTGTGTTATAGTTTGTAAACGGAGAGAACCAAGGTGCATATGTATTTGTTACAAATATATCTCTTGCAACTTTTTGTGCAATAGCACCCGCATATAAAATACCTGCTACTGTCTCTGTTAATTGAGATGCAGGAACTTCTGATGCATCACCATACGCGTTTGTGTAATATTGTGTACCGGCTTCTATTGCCTGTTCGTTACCACCATAGATTAAATCTACGATAACACAATCAGTAATCAAACCAACGTCTCTACTACACTTAGATGAACTATAAATTAAGTTAGGGAACGATGAAGATATTAATCCTACGGTTTGTTCACCTAAGAATTTCTTATTCATTTCCAATAAGGAAACTGCATTCTTTTTATTTGTAGAAAGTTTAGGAACTACATTACCTACAACAGCATCTTTAGCTATTCTAGCTCCATATGAAATCGATGTTACAGTCTCAACTAATTGGTCATTTACTACTACTTCACCATTTCCATAAACACCATCATAATATGCTTTACCACTTATGATAGATTGTTGATTACCACCGAATATTAAATCTGTAGCAACTCCATCTATAATAAATCCAATATCTCTTCTACACTTATCTCTATTGTAAGTAAATGGTGTACCTGTTTGGTCTTTACCTTTTATATAAACATGCTCAATGAAGTAGATTATCTCTTCTTGAATAAGTTTTTTGTTTCCTAATAATGCAGCCTTTGCATTTCCTTTAGCTACAGATGGTGCTGAAATCGTTCCGTTAATTGAAATGATTTGTGCCATTCTACTTGCATAAAGAATTGCCGCAATAGTTTGTTCTTTTTGTGCTCCAGGTACATTAGATGCATCACCAAAGTTACCATTATAATATGATACCCCTGCTTCAACCGTTCTTTGATTTCCTCCGAATACTAAATCATCTAATACCGCATCAATAAGTAAACCAACATCTCTCTTACATCTTAATCTATTATAATCAAAATAAGGATAAACCGCACTTAAGTACTCAATTGTTTCATCCTGTATAAACCCTTTATTTCTTAATACTAATGTTCTAGCATTTAATTTATTCGCATCTGTTGTAATCGCTTCTGCATTATTAACAACCGATGGTGCAACTCCTACTCCTCCGTTGATAATAGATGTAATAACCGCAAATGATGAACTGATTGATGATGATACTGCATTAGTACCACCTGTTCCAGTTATTTGAACATTTGTAGAAAGTTTTACAGGTGTTCTACCATTTTCTACTAATGCAGGAACTGCACCTAATCCATTTCCTAATATGTTTATTACGGTTGCAAATGAAGAACTCACCGATGATGATTCTGCATTTCCACCATATCCATCGTAAAAACTTTGTGATGTGTTACCAACCAATACTAAATCAGTTGCACCATTTTTTACAACGGCTGGAGTTACACCTAACCCACCTGCCAAAATTTCAGCAACAGTTGCGTATGATTGTGAAATAATAGATGCTTCAGTTGCAGAACCACTTTGACCAGAGCCACTAACTTGTGAAGCTGATATTTGATAGTTTCCGTATATACTTTGTACAGCTGCTTTAATTGTTTTGAATGCAGTTGCCGGTGATTTACCTCTATGTGGAGTTATTAAAATATCACTACCATATTCCGCTACATAAACTTTTTTAGATTCTTCAGGAAAAATAATCTGAGAAGCTGATATTTGATTTAATGTTATGTTTAATGAAGCCGTATATGTGGATTGTGCTGAACCAGTTAATACCGCATTCGCACTTACATCTCCTCCTAATATAAATCTTTGTTCTTCTAAAGCATTAACTCTCTGTTCGATTGAAGAAGAGAAAGGCCCTTTTAAAGTACCACTTACATATACATCTTGAATGAAAGTTGAATCCCTTGTTACAGTTATACTACCCGTTATTACTGATGTTCCGATTTGTTTAGAAGAACCTGTTAATAAAAAACTACCAGTTATCTCATGTGTACTAGCGGTGTTAATACCTAATTGAGTATTTCCTGATGCGAATAATGATTCACTTACCACCAAAGATGATGAAAAGAATATAGTATCATTAGTCATCAGTATTTCGTTATTTCCTAATACTGATATACCAAGTGTACCACTTGCTACTAAACTTACTCCCGAACTTTGTTTACCTATTACTTTCATTTAAGAAAAGAATTTTATTTTATTTATTTATTACCCTTGTTCCAAAACTGATACGATTGCATCAAATGCTGCAGCAGATGAACCTGTTATAGAAAGAAAATCTCCCGTTTCTAATACTAATTTTTGGTCACCTCCAAATAAAACTAATGTTGAGTTTTCTGCAACTATAAAATCTTTGATTACATGAGCAATATCCCCAGTAGAAACATCATGTGCTTTTACAGTCAATTGTACATCCGATGCAACTACGTTAGCAACCGATACTCCGATTACGGTAGATGTTCTTCCCGCTGGACAAGTATATGCTACTGCACCACCTGTTCCTATTCCACTTTCTAAGCTATTTTTAAAAAAGTTTGCCATTTGTTTTTAATTATATATAATTATTAAATTCTTTATTTTATCCTAACGCAATTGCCAAAGCAACAGCAGTATCTATTATATTATCCCCCGCAACTAATAAATTTGTTTCCACATTAAAATCTTTATTGAGATTCATTCTCTGATTAGCGTGGTCCCAAGTAAATTGTATAGGTGTAGTTGGCCCTAAAATAGTTAAACCGGCATCATCCGATTGTAACGATGATAATGAACCACTTGCTATGATAACATTTTTATCTTCTATTTGTAAGTTAGAAACCTGAAGTTGAGTAACATCTCCTAATATTTCAAGATTACCATCAACTTGTAAGTTTCCACTTACTCTCATATTCTTTTCAAAGAAAGAATATTCTTTAACGGTTAATGAGGAACTTAATTCAGTATTACCGCTTACAAATAATCCTCCTGTGATTGCAGTAGAACCTATTACATTTAATTTATCGTTAAATGCAACTGCTCCTGTAACATTTAAAGTAGAATGTAAAGCAGTTGCACCATTTGATTTAAGTGTTCCGTTTACTATCTCATTACCAAATACAAAAAGGTTACCACTAATTGAAGCATTTTTAGCTAAATTAAGATGGTTACCTCCTGAAATATTGTTATTTACAATCAGCTCTTGAATAGAAGCCGTATTTGTAATAGTAACATTTCCTAAGTTTATATTACCATATACATCTAAGTTTCCGCTTACTTCTAAATTACCACTTAGGTATGTAGATGCCGAAACTTGTAAACCAAATCCACTAAATTGGTCTCCTTCAATTTTTAATCCCTTATTAAGGAACATTCTATCACCAACTTCCGTATAAATAAATTGAGCACTAGCTCCACTTATATATAAACCAGCTCCCTCTACTTGAGAAGGTATCGTAGAACCACTTCCAATTTCAATTAAATTTGCATCAGTAGAAAATCTATCAACTCCTAAATAAACTGCATTACCTCTTACGGTTAAATCTCCCGCTATAGATGCACTACCTTCAATTAATCCACTTGCATTTGTTCTTAAATCTCCAATTACTAATTCACCTAAAATAGTCGTTGAACCGGTTACATAAAGTGAAGATGAAACGTTTACTAATCCAAATGATGCAGTATTAAAGTTTTGAATATTACCTTGATTAGCCCCTACACCAGTTATTAAAATATTAGATGCAGTTGTAATTAATCCCCCCGCTAATATTGTTGAACCTGTTACAGATAAGTTTGATGCTAATTGTGTTCTACTATTTAATTTGATACCATCTGTTGCATCAAGATTTATTCTTAATGATGCTGAGTCTGATGTATTATTTACAGGGTTATATTCCAATTTTATAGCAGCTCCTCCAACCGGAGAAGTTACGGCTATACCAGATGAACTTATATTAGCAAATACTCTAGAGTTAAAAGAAGATGTAACTCCACTTTGAACTCTCATTTCTGCTACACCAGGTGATGCTGGGTTATCATTACCAAAAAATATTGATGCTGTCGTGAAAGGGGAAATTCTTCTATGTAAAACTTCTAACTCACTACCAGAATATTCTTGTGAAAATGCTCCACTAATGCTAGTTTCGCCATCAACAGAACTACTACCTATATATAATTTACCCCTAATTTGTGTAAACCCTACATTACCTGCATTAAGTCTTACGTTCCCTATACTATCAATTCCACCGGTTACATATAATCCATTTCCAACTACAATATCTTGACTGGTAACGATTCTACCATTTGCCCCAATTAGACTCAGTTGATTATATAGATTTGTAGCCCCGTCAACTTGTAATGTTTGTGTTAATACTGCAGATGAACCTGAGAATTGACCTAATGCGTGTAATGTTCCACTTGTGAATACATTACCATTATTAATACCATCTACGGTGAATTTATTATTACTAATATTAAGTTGTTGTTGACCATCGTAAAATCTAATGTTGGAATTGTTTACCAATTTACCACCTTGAGTAAATACTAAACCATTGTCTGCTCCTCCAGCATTTGGATTTAAATTAGCAAATGTACCACTTACTGCAAATAATTGCCCTCCCGAAGATGATACGTTACCAGATACAAAAATACCGGTATTACCATGAACTTCTAAGTTTCCACTTATAAAAGTATTACCGGTGTAAGTTCCTACTGTAAATTTATCTACTGAACCTTGACCAATTCTTACTTTATCTCCTGGAATAAATTCGAAATCATTTGATGCAGTTAATGCGTTTAAATTATTAACATACACAATATTGTTTTCCGCATCTAATCCTGATAAAGCAGTTAATGTTAAGTTATCCGTATAAACATTTGCCCAAGTTTTACCACCGGCTCCTATATCATAAGTTGATGATGTATTTGGAATAAGGTCGGAAGTAAAATCCGCCTCAACCGTTATGGAATCCAAATCATTGTTACCTAATCTAAGATTACCACTTACAAAAACATTACCTCTAAAAAAAGCATTAGATGCGGTAATATCACCCATCAATGAAAGTGAACCGGAGTTTTCAAAACTTCCTGATTCTCCCCAGACGTTTGCACCCGCAATACCTCTATTTAATTTAACGAGAGTTATTTCCTCGTTTCCATCTGCTCCGAATTGAACGGTCTGTAATGTGGAATTAAAGAAAGGTTCACCATATTGTAGTGTACCTTTCGTTCCGTTATTACCCCTTCTTATCTGTAATAATGCCATTTATCTGTAGTTGTAGATTTCTTATACTTCTATAAATATAACCTTTAGTAATTATCCAATATTTTATAATCCAAATCTACTTTTTTGAGCATTGTAGTTTTGAGTTATTTGAGTAGAATCTAACGCCGTATCATAAACTCGTATAATACTTACCCCACCACCCCAATGGTTATTAGCCGCATCTTGACGACGCATTATGTTTAACCCAAGTCCACTTCTTGCTATTGTGAAATCTGAAGGTGTTTTAGTTAATTGTAATATATTATTTGCGTAGAATTTAATATTTGAACCATCGTAGATATTTACAAATTGATACCAACCATTTGAAGGTTGAAAGTAATCACCAGGATTAGTTGTTCCTTGCTGCCATGCTCCATTCCAAAATCCACCCTGTATTTTAAGTGGTGATATTTGACCGCCGGTTGTTCCCATCATAAAATTACTATAAGAGCTACGACCTTCGCCAAATAACACAGGTGCCGCACCAGTTGCTGTGCCATTGAAAAGATGCCACACTTCTATTGTGTATGTAGATAAGATAGAAGCAAAACTTGTGGCCGAAGCATATTGCTGAGCAGCGGGTGTAAAGTTTATGTATCCACCATTAGATGAATTATATGTCGGAAGGCTGGGAGAGCCAGCTAAAGTAAACACCTTTCCACCTATGGTATCAGTCCAAGTTGTTCCCGAACCTGGATATGATGAAACATTTCCTGCATCTAAACTTAGAATTAAACTTCCAGTAACAATTGGAGTAACAATTGCAGATTGAGAACTAAATAATTGATTTCCATTCAAATAAGCTAAACTTACAGAATTTCCATTTACAAATAAATTTGATGCGCTGTTAAATAAACTCATAGATTAAATTATGATATAAAGTGTCCCACTTACAGGTGGTGTTAATGCTGCGTAAGATGCAGATGATATAGTTTCTATTTTCTGAATAGTGTTTGATGATACTATATTACTACCATTCAAACTACCACTACCACTTATCATCAATGAACCACTTACATTTAACGAACCGGTTATCTGCACTTCATTTCCTGCAGCGTGTATAAGATTACTTCTAGTTTCAGGGTCAGTTCCATTACCTACAATAAAAGCAGCAGGTGCGGATGATGTAATATTATATTGGCCTTGTACGTGTTGATGATTGGCTAATGCTATTGTTTGATAACCCTCTGCATGTGAGTATGAGCCTGATGCTATTGTTTCTTGACCTTCAGCGTGTGAGTAATCTCCTTTCGCTTCGGTAAAATCTCCTTCGGCATGTGAGTAGTTTCCTATTGCTTTAGTAATACTTCCTTCAGCATGCGATTGTTCTCCCGTTGCTATATTTCCCTCTAATCCGTGAACAAGAGAACCCGTTATAGTTTGATTACCATTAAATTGATTTGAACCAGTTGTTGCATAAGAACCTGTCTTTTCGTTTACACTTGCGGTGAATGAGTTTATATTTGAACCGGTTGCAATTACACTCGCAGTAAAACTATTTAATGAAGATGTAAAAGTATTGAATGATGAAGTAGTAATTAAGTTAGCAACTCTCGTTATATTAGCGCCACCAGAAGGAGCAGTTAAAGTACCATCCAAACCAAAACTCCAAGGGCCTACACTACTTTCAGCAGTTGATGTTTCAATTTGAAATTCCCTTCCAGGTGCAGGTTTAATACCAACCATACCAGTTCCTCTATCCGAATTGAAAGTAATGTTTGGTATTTTAGTTCTACCATTCGATTCGAAACTCCAAGAGTATCCATTATTTTTAATATCCAATCCACCACTTATAGATGTTGAACCACTTACATTTAATGAACCAGTTATAGTTTGATTTCCTATAAATGTATTTGAACCGGTTGTTGCTAATGATGATGTATTAACACTCCCAACCGATGCAGTATAGGAATTAAATGATGATGTAGTTACTAACGAAGATGTATCAATATTTCCAACTGATGCAGTAACCGATGCAGTATAGGAATTAAATGTTGATGTAAATAATTGTATATTATCTAAAGCCGCATTAGATGAACTTAATGATGAAGTGGCTGCATTAATAGCAGAACTAACTGCGGTTGCTGCACTTCCTGTATATGTATCAAATACTGATTTAGATAAGAACATTGATACATTAGTTACAAAACTGCCTGTCTCCGCTTCTGTTACAAATGAACCGGTTTGTCCTCCTAATGTATTCCACTTTCCTTCGTTTGATGAAGTGTATGCCTCAAATGATGAAGTTGATAATTTAGTTGCTACCGATAAAATTGATGCGGTTGCAAAAGTATTAAATGAAGATGTAATCGATGATGCACTTCTCAATAATTCCACTTCAGTAGTGAAAGTTTGGTCTAATGCTCCACTAAGGAATTCAAATAATTTTCCTACCGTCAACTTTTGAGTTAATGAACTTTCTACAACAGGAATAATACTACCGGTTGTAATATTAGTAAGAATAGGTAATTGTGATATTTTTGGCATTTTTATATAATTTTAAACTTCTATAGCGTTTCCACTTTCATCTGTAATAGGAAGAATACTTGCAAATTCTCCTTCTTGAGTTAAGTATTCATTATCCAGTATATCCTGGGTTCTCTGTGTACTTGGTTCAACTCTCCCATTTGAATCATATGCATCTCCTCCTTGTAATAAAACCTCATTTGTTACCACAACCTTTCTAATTGTAAATCCTTTTTGTGTAGTAGGTACATTATCAGCTCTCTTAGGTAATAGATAAGCGTTTACACTCATAGTAAATGTAGTTCTTATTATTCTCTCTGTCCCTGCTCCTACTTCTTGCTGATTATCAAAATTATCAATTGAAACTTTGAATTTATATTTATCTTCTTCTCCCCAATATCTATCGGTGAAATATTGAAATTGTTCTATTATTTTATTATTATGTTCTGTAAAGTTTGTCCACACCATTACTTCGTATGTAACGGTAACATAGTCCGGCATCTTTACATCAAAAGTTTCGTATCTTTTTTTGAACTCTGGATTTAATACAGAAAATCTATCGTATGCATTTTTTTGTGAAAACTTTCTAATAGTTGGATAAGAAACATTATCATCCTTAAGAAATCTCATTGAATCATTTTTCGCAAAAGAGTTTCTCTTAAACATAATAAGTGGGATTTGAATCTTTCCCAATTTATCTCTTAAGTATCCATCTTTCTGTGCTCCCTTCCATCTTTCAGCATTACCATATATCAAAGGAACTTTTATTTTTGACTTACTTTGTTCTAATTCAGGTATGATATGCTTTTCCATATACGATGCAATAGTACTATCAATATCAACTAAGGATATTGATGGCATATACTGCTCATCCTGCTTTACTATTTTTGAAAAGTTTTTATCTGCCATTATCGTACTCTTTCTTCTAAGTTAATACCACTATTTCTAGTGATGAATGCTTCACATATAACAGAGAATTTACTCTCACCTTGCCCACCTATCCACTGGTCTTCTCTTACATTCGATACCTCATAATATGAACTATCTAAACTAATTATATCGCCAACTTCGGGATAGAAATCTGCTTCAATTAAAGTATGACGATTAAAACGGAAATTAGAAGTTCTACCCGCATCAGAACCAAATCCCTCATAATTAGTTTCCGTATCTTGTCTTTCAATTACACAATACGTTTCCATTCCTCTATAATACTGCTTATCTAAACTTTCTCCATAAAGATTATATGAAGTCTGTGCGGAATCGATTTTGAATAAGGTAACCAATGTTTCAATAACATCGTTAACTAATTCAGTAGAAATTTGTTCGAAAAAACGTATGTCCCTTGCGGAGTTAAATCTTGGCATATTATCCTACATATATTGCTAAAGGTGCTTTTTGCAACATCTCCATTTGTTGATTTGCTTCAGCAGCTTTATTTTCAAAAATCTTCTTTCTTGAAACCTCATCTAAATTCTCTCTTAACTGAGTTATTAGATTTTCTTTTTCGGTATTCGCTTCCGCTCTTAATTGTGCACCATCTAATGTAGTTTCGCCGCCTGGAATAGGTATAGTATTATATTTCTCTCTAATCGCTCCCAATAATTCTTTAGATAAAGCCAATGTATATTTTCTAATCCATTGTCTACCCACATCGTTAATTCTTTGGTATGGAATAAAATCATATCCTATATTAGAATAATCGGAAACTCTACCATCTCTTAATCCTAATGTATTAGTATCATATTCGTCTCTAACATAATACTCAAACCATAATATTTGATTTGTAGTTGGGACAGGGAATATTTTAAGTTTATTATTAACGATATTGAATGTATGCGCAGATTTTCTAATCTGGTCATTAAACTCTATCGCCTGTACCCTCAAAAGGTCTTCATAGAACGGCATTAATACGAATTGGGTAGCAGTACTGAACGAACTGAATCCGAACTCCTGAGTGATGTTTAAAGTACCCATACCACTAACTGCATAAGGGTCGAAGAAACGAGTTAATGCGGGTTTAGATTCGAAGAATACTTTTGTAATCTCTAACCTCTTACCACTTTCACTAACATCCGCATATAGTGTTTTTAAATCATAATCTTGTTCCAAACTTGTGATGTCAATAGAACCACTTTTAATATCGGTTGCACCACCTACTCCTGCCACAGTTCCATATGAATCCGATAAACGAATTACCTGATTTAAGAATGAACCTTCTACTAATTTACCACTATAATTTGAACCTGTAGCTTGCCCCATAATTTGAGGTAAGTTGTTTCTAATATTGAATTGATTAACTTGTGCAGAATATTCAGAGGTTGCTTCCTCAAAACAAGCATACATTTGCTCATCTATTAGCTCCACATCTATAATAGGATACCCCAATCTTCTCGCACACCAAAGGGCTACTTTAGGTGCATCGTTTGAGAAATGGTAATCATTATCGTATATTTCGAATGGAGTCATTCCAGGAAAAAACGATGATGAACCAGGATAATGATTGATTGTTGAATTTACTGACATCTAATATAAGTTATTTACTTATATAAATATTCAGTTTGTCAAATAAAGAAGTTTTAAGTTAATCTGATTTTCAGAGTTCCGTTTGTATGATACACTCCTCCCAAAGGAACTCCCTGAGAAGCCGCCGCTATATCGGTAGCATAATTGGATGCGGTGATTGAACCTAATAGGAATGCAGCTGGTGCATTTTCGGAATCAATTCTTACTTGAGCCCTAGCTCCGGTTGCATAAAGATGGTTAAAAGAAGATGTTAATCCAAATTGAGCACTCCCCGTTACGGTTAATGAACCACTTATAGTTTGGTTTCCTATAAAAGTATTTGAACTCGTTGTTGCTCTAAATTCTATACTAGATGTAATCTGCATAAAATTATTATCCATTTGTTGAATAGATAATTTATCAGTTAAATCTTGTCTTGTTATTACTCCAGGTATTGCCATTTATACTAAATTAAACTCGTCTAATTTTTACAGTTCCGTTTGTATGATAAAATCCACCAATTGGAACTAATCCAGCCGCTGCAGCAGTATCATCCGCAAAGTTAGAAGCCAATACACTATTTGTACTCCCACTTGCTATTATACTACCGGATACCCCCAATGTTCCACTCACATGTAAGTTACCACTTGTGATTAATCCAACACCACCCACTCCGTTAGCTCCAATTAATAAATTAGGAAATGCTAGAAGTGATTGAGTTACTCTATTGTTTATAGTAGTAATGTTTGCATTTGCTGTAGCTGAACTTTGAGATAATTCACTAAAATTATTATCTAATTGAGCTATCGTAAGTTTACTACCGTTTGTGGTTCTATATACTATTGGCATTTTATTTTATTTTTATCTGTGTCTTTGTATAAATATATAACTTATTAGAAAACATAATCTGAATCTGCGCCACTTACAACTGATATATCGAAGTAATCGTCTGCGTAAAGAGTTTCATCTATCCAAACAGGAGTAATATATCTTCTTTTGTTAGAACCTTGTCCAACGAAGTATTCTAAATATTCATCAGGTGTTCTTATCCAAGCACCACTTGATGTGTTATTAGTTGTAAAAGATGAACTCCATGCTTGAGCCTCAGTTAATCTATATATTGCATCTGCAGGATTGTTTGAACCCGTTGCTCTAAGATTTGTAGTATTTCTTGTGAGAGAACCCGTAATCTCTAAACCTCCAGATATTATGATGGAATCAGTCATTGAATCACCGATTAACACAGGCTCACCTTTTACAGAGAATCCTCCTGTTACCGCTAATCCACCCGTTATATTAACATATGAATCGAAAGTTGCACTACCACTTATATCTAATGTACCACTTACCGCAAAGTTTCCACTAACTCTAGTACTTCCACTTACTGCTAAAGCTCCACCTATTGAAACCGAACCGGTCACATTCGTAGAACCCGTTACGTTTAAGTGTGCGAACGATGCAGTATTATTTACTCTTAATGATGAGGATATAATTGTAGAACCGGTTACTATCAATGAACCTGTTATACCAACTGCTCCACTAACATTTAATGTTGAATGAAGTGTAGTTATACCATCTACTTTTAATGAACCCGATGTTCTAATATTTCCCGTTGCATCATCTATTTCAACTGCCCCTCCACCTATTTTGAATGTTACTCCATTGTATGTAAAGTTTGCACTATCAACTAAAGTATCAGTTGAATCCACATAAGGAATTCTACTCATACTTAAATCGTTTATCGCTAAACTCTTAACTCTAGTAGAACCTGATATAGCGGTTACGTTTGAATTAAAGAATGTATCACTATCTACTCTTAAATTTAATGTGTTTAATCTAGTTTCATCCGCTACCGCGTTTCCACCAGCACCAATTGTTATTTGTGTAGTATCAATATCAACCTCTCCATTAATTCTAGTTAACCCCTCAACTCTTAAAGAAGAGGCGGTTACAGCTGAAGATGCCGAAATTGTAGTTCCGATAAAATTACCACTTACTGAAGTATTTTGTACAACTTGTAAGTTTCCACTAACTGCTTCGTTTCCTGTTATCCAAACACTTCCTGTGAAATATGAACCACTTCCGTTTTGTCCAGCATTTACTCTTAATGAACCGGTGATTTGAACACCACCATCATAATGAGCAGTATATCCTCCTGCTAAGTAATCATTTACTTTAATATCACCCCCAACGTATGCCGAATTAACATAATCATTATCTGTTACGAATAAAACTGAATCTATTCTAGTTACACCATTTCTTACATAAAACTGACTGCCACTTCTTAAATCTACTCCTACACTTCCTGTCAACGTAGTCGAACCACTTACTTTTAATTGTCCGTTTACGGTTTGCGTACCAACAAACGTATTGGATGAAGTTAACGCTCCACCATATTCTACAAACTGAGATGAACCGGAAACTACTCCGTTTGCTGCTGCAATAGTACCACTAATTGTTGCCGCAGTAATTGTAGCAGAAGATGAAATACTTCCAGTAATATTAAGAGAACCAGTAAACTGATGTGTATCATTTATAGTATCACCGAATACAGTAGAACCACTACTGAATGAAGTTGTAATAATTAATACAGATGAACTTATGATGTAGTTTTGTGCTACGATATTTCCACTTACTATTAAATCGTTTTGGATATTTGCATTTCCTAATACTCTTAAATTACTTCCTGTTACAGAAATAGCTTGTTGCAATGAATGTGTGTATGTACTCAGATTAGAAGCACTTGTAATCATCACACTCGCTGATGTTTGTAATGAACTTGCTGATGTAAATAATATACTACCACTTTGTTTATTAGCACTACCACTTTGTTGATTAGCACTACCACTTGCTATACTCGCTGATGTAATTGCACTCAATAAACTAGCAGAAGTTTCCAATGAACTCGCTGAAGTATATAGGAATATAATATTATTACGATTTGCGGATGCAGATATTCTCAATGAACTCGCTGAAGTGAATAGCACATCTACACTTCCACTCAACGTATTAGTTGTAGTAGTAATACTCGCTGATAATGAGTTCGATGCAGCATTTATAGCTCCACTAATCGAAGCAGTTAAACTATTATATCCAATAGATTGTGATAAGTGTACTTGCGTTGATACACCATTATACTCACCATAAAAATTAGATGCGCTAACAAATGTAGATGCACTAATGTAACTAGATGATACTCCGTTTGAATTTAGTGTACCAGATGAAGTTATCGAGCCTGCTACATCTATAAAAGTCGGTTGATTACCTTGTCCAAGTAAACCAGCTCTCATTACCAATGGTCCAAATAATTTTATTGAACCACTAAATCCATGCTCATCCCCATAATCATTTCCAAATAAATTACTTCCGCTATAATTGTAGTTTGACTGTGTTATATAGATTTCAGATGAACTTACAATATATGTTTGTGCTACTATATTTCCACTTACATATAAATTACCACTAATATTTACATTGTTACCATTAGGTTGCAATGCCAATTGTAATGAAGATGTATATGCACTTAAATTTGATGCAGTTACTTGTAAAGCACTAGCTGATAAAACGGTATTATTAACACTTCTTGTTACAGATGCACTAAATGAATTCGATGCAGAAATTGATGCGCTAAATGAAGAAGTTACACTATTAAATTCAAGTCTAGGTATAAATCCGGTTCCTACTACAATTGAATTTATAGAGTTTGATGCACTTCTAAATGATTCACTTATACTTGTGTTAATACTTTTTGATAATCCGGTAGCGGTATTCCAAATAGATGAACTTAAATTAAACAAACTACCTTGACTTGCACTTGTAGTTAATGCCACCGATGAACTATATGTTACCTGGTCTGAATCTAGCCATGCACTATTTGATACTTGATTAATATTACTTAATATAGAATTAAATCTTTGTTCAACTGATGCTGAGAACGGAGGGAAACTAGGAAATGAACCACTTCTGCTTCCACTTACAAAATCTAAATAACTGTCTTTTTGGTCTTGTAATTGAGAAATTTGAATTTTAAAAGCACCCGATGCAGCATTATATGAAGCTGATAATGCGGAATTACTAGCCGATATACCAGATTGAGTTATTGATAAATTCGATACCGAAGAGGTTAATCCATTTACCAAACCAATTACATTACCTCCTCCAATTGAAGCACTCAATTGTAAAATCGACTGAGATACTGATTGAGTATAATTTGTAAAAGTTGAACCCGTAAAGTTTTCCATTAAGGATAACTTAGCATTCTGTTGATTATTTGTGTTAAATATACTAAGTACCGATGCTGATAACGAAGATGCACTTTGAAATAATATGGCTATACTAGATGTATGTGATATTAATCGTGTTTCTTGATTAGCTACCTGACCAGTTAAATTAGAAGCAGTTTGTGATAATCTAACTACACTAAATACAGATGCGGATGGAGTACTATTAAGTAATCCATTTAAACTAGCTTGTTGTTGATTATTTAAAACAATTGATGCCGATGAACTTAAAATTAAATTATCAACATCCATGCCTATTCCACTTCCACCTACACCTAAAGAAGCTTCTATTGTATCTAATCTAATATCAACGGATGTACTAAATGTATTATAAGTTGATGATGTAAATGTATTTAACGATGCAGTTGAAGTGTGCATCGCACTTATGTTTGTATTATTAGATGAAGTATATGCATTCAATGTTTTGATTGAAGCACTTACCGATGCACTTTCTAATAAATAAGAGGAACTTACAGCAGTAAAAGATGTCGATAATGTAGATACATCCACTCCATCAACTGTTCCTGTCAATGTTATATTCCCAGATACATTTAATGCTTTGTTTACATTTACTCTAGATTGTCCGTGATTCCAAGTTATACTTGCATCCGCACCGCTAATATAAATACCAGCTCCATTTGCATCAACTGATGTCGTTGTTCCTTTTGCTAATTCAATTAATTTATCCTCTACTATTAAATTAGTAGTATTAAGAGTGGTAGTATCTCCCTGAACAGTTAAGTTACCCAATACCGTCAAATTTCCATTTGATACATCTATTGCAGAACTAAGTGAAGATGAATATGATTCTAGTATTGTTAATCTATTTGCCTGAGAATTATTTGTACTAAACGCAGTAGAAGCTGATGTCGTTAAAGCGCTTGCACTAATTACCAATGAACTCGCTGATACTAATAAACTTCCTGTCGAAATAGCGATTTGAATAAATTTGCTATCTGTGCTAGATGTAAATGAATTTAGTGATGCTGTTGTATTTTGTAATGAATTTGTCACAGCACTTACACTTGCACTAAATGAACTTAATGAATTTATGGAAGCTGTCTGAGCATTATTAGTAGATAAAGCTGTAGATGCTGATGTTCTTAATGCACTTGCACTAAGTATCAAACTACTTGCACTAACTTCTAAATTATTTATATCACTATCTGAAGATGTTGTATATGCAGTTAAAGAACTTGCAGTAACTTGTAAAGCGGAGAATGATGCAAATGCTGAAGCGGTAAATGTGTTTAAAGAACTTATGTTAGTAGAAGCTCCCCAACTTCCAGAATCACCTTCTATTGAATTTAATCTACTGTCAACCGATGCACTTAGTAAAGTAACAGATGATGTAGTTGCATACGAGCCTGTTTTACCACCTATTACATCAAACTTAGCATTAACACTACTACTAAATGAGTTTAATGAATTTATAGAAGCTGTCTGTGAGTTATTTGTAGATAAAGAAGTAGATGCTGATACTATCAAAGAACTTGCACTAACAACTAAACTACTTGCACTAACTTCTAAATTATTTATATCACTATCTGAAGATGTTGTATATGCAGTTAAAGAACTTGCAGTAACTTGTAAAGCGGAGAATGATGCAAATGCCGATGCAGTAAATGTGTTTAAAGAACTTATTGAACCTGTTAAAGCCAATGTGTTACCCACAGATTGTGTATAAGAATTAAACGCACTTCTGACTACAACTGATGAAGTAAATGTATTAATTGATGCAGTAGTAGAATGTATTGAATTTATATCCTGTATAGTAGATGATGTAAATTGATTAACAGATGAGCTAAATATATGCAAACTTTCTGTAGCCTGTAATATCGCACTTGTTCTAGTAACCATATTAGAAGCAGATGTTCTAAGCGAAGATGCTGATATTACTAAACTGCCACTTTGTATTTCTAATGAATTTATTTTGGAAGTTTGTACATCATTAACGCTTACCGCAGTTGATGCTGAAGTTTGTAAAGCAGTTACGGATGTATTAGTAGAAGATGTGTATGAATTAAAATCACTTCTTATACTACCACTTGCAACCTCTAAGTTAGTTATTCTTGCGTTTGAAGCAGATGTTACGATTGATACAGATGCACTTAATGCAGTTCTATTTGAACCAATTGATGAACTTAAATTTGCAGTTGTTACCCCAACACTTCCACTCAATGAACCAATAGAGCTACTCAAATTCAATGATTGAGTGTTGGAATAGTTATACATAGATTGAGTATAACTCGTTAATCCTGTATTATTGAATAAACTTAATTGTTGAGATGCACTAACTAAATTTGTACCAATTACATTTATAGTTCCACCACTAACAATTAAACTTCCTGTTATAGAGGTAGTACCCGCATTAACAGAGCCACTCAAAATAGCTGGTCCAATATTGATAAATGTATTCGAACCACTTACGATGAACGAACCACTTATGATTACATTACCATTTATTGCTTGCTGACCTACCCAATTGTTACTACCACTCGATGATAATATAGCTCCTCCCGCGTTTACAACTGTCCCATCGGAAAGTGTTATGATTAAATTAGAACCAGAGAATGCTGCGGATACTACATGAGCTCCTGTCAACCCTCTTGTTCCTGCGGTTGCTACTGTTAATTGCGGTGAGTTATTTACTAATGTTACAGACATCTTATCGGGTTACATTTTTTGACAATTTCACTTGTCCTTCTAATAATCTCGTAACCTCATTGCCACTCATCATTTCTAAATCATAATAAGCGGTTTCAAAATTTAATTGTGCAGATTTTGCAGCTGATATATAGATTCCTATTGAACCACTTTGAACCGGTGTTTCTCCATCAGAGCCACTCATATTCAACCCAGTTCCATCTACATCTAAAGAAGAACTAAGTGTTAAATAAACCGTACTTGATTCTACAGTAGGTCGGATTTGCATCCTTCCACTATAACCAGAAAGGTTTATACTACCACTAGCATCCTCCCATTTAAGTTGGATGTTGGTGGTTGCTCCTTGCTCTACTATGAATGAATATCTCGCTGCTGCCATTAATGTTATTCTTTAATATATAAATATCAGAAATACGATTAACCTAAATTAGTTAATTTGTATTTGGTTGAATATAATAATGTAGCTATATTATCTATATCATTTTGCATCCAACTATGTTGTAACTTTTTATCTTTTCTAGCAGCTTCTAAATAGGTGCAAAGTTTAGTAAAATAATTAATGATATTGTCTTTTTCTGCATTATTATCTACTCCTTTTACATCCTTATACTCTATTAAACCATACATACCCTGATAAGATTCAACTAGTCCATCGATTAGGGGTATTATTTCTGTGTAGTATCCTTCCAATGCTAAGTGTAATGATAAAGCACCTGTCCCTCTAACTCTCGTATGAAACACATGAGCTTGGGTTCTGCTGTGTAAAAATACCGAAGCCAATTCTTCCATTTATATTAAATTTAATTATACATCTATAAATATCACTTCCTAATTAAAAAAGAGTTTGGAAATATCTGAATCTTGTGATTTGGTATGTTTTCTCTCTCAATTAGTTCATTCATAGCTCTCAGAACCGATGGATAAGCATCTATATCATCTCCGCCTAAGTATCCACCTACCTTAACTCTACTCCACCAATTATCCATATCTAACTTAACTATCTCATAATTGTGGTCTCCATCTATATAAACAAATTGCAAGGATTCCTTTTCATACCATTTCCATAACCATCTGCTATCCCCAATCATAAGGTTAATATATTCATCCACCCCGCATAATCGATAGTGAGCCTTAATTAACTCATCAATTGGAATATCCTTAAGTTGTTCTGAAAATCGGTAATCGTAAAATGATTTTGGATGGTCTCCTCTTCTTACATCCGCATCTATCTGCCAAAGAGAATCTATTGTATCGAAGTGTATTTTCTTCCCGCTTTCTTTTATAAGGGAAGCCATAAAGATTGTAGATTGACCAAAAAATGTTCCAATCTCTACTATAGAATCCCCATCATTTAATTCTTTGAATACTAATCCGTAGATGTCTTCTGCACAACCAATCCATCCTGGTACATCTTCGTAGGTTTTGATTTTACCTATTTCGTACTTATCCTTTATTGTATGTAACCTCATAAATTTAAATATTAAAAGACATAAAAAAGGGGATGATTTCTCACCCCCTCTTTATTATACTCTAAGTTACGTTAGAGAATTAGAAAACTATATTACAAGTTAGCTAAATCTTTTACATAAATCTTACCATAGAATTCTGGTCTTACGATTTTCTTAGCGTATCTTGTCATAACTCCTCTTCTTGGAGTGAAGTTATCTGGGTCGTACACTAAAGGAGTCATAATCAATGGAACGTATGGAGCGTAAACCGCACCAGTCTCCAAGAAGTTTGAACCTTTAAATCCTAATAAGATTTGGTTAGAAGTCATATAAGGGTTTTTGTAAACAGTGTATCTGTTAGAGATTGAACCTACTACAGAAACGCCAGCTGCAAATTGTAATGAATCTTTCTCAGCATTCACGTGGAATCCAGGAATTGATTCTAAAATTGTAGCAACGTCAGGAGAACATACAACGAAGTTTGCTCCACCTCTCATAGTCAATTGGTGAATCTTGTTAGAAACTTTGTTTAATTTAATACCCAAAGTTTGGAACCAGGTACTCTTTTGGTATGCATTAGATGCACCACCTGTGTTTGACCAAGAACCATTTACATACTCTTCACCAACAGTTGTTGACCAGTATTCAGTAGTTAATGCGTTAACTTGTAACATATCTAAGATTTCTAAATCGATTTCTAAAGAGATGTATTCAGATAACATTGAAGTTAACTCTGCTTCTGCATCAATTGAGTGGTAAGCGTTTAAGTCTTGTGCCAACTCTGGAGTCCACACAGCCTTTAATTTTCTTGTTTTAGCAACAATAGATTCGCTCTTTAATTCCAAATCAACTTCTGGAATGTTTAAGTTAGTTCCAGCTAATTGGTTTGCACCATTTTCGATTGGAGATTTGTCTTCGAAATCACCTCTATCGTAAGCAACTGGTTGCTCTTGGAATTTAATTGTGTCGATTGTAGTTACTGTAGCTGAACCAGTTGTTGGTAAAGCTGCACCTCTTACTACGAATGAAATGTTGTTTCCAGCATAATCATGTGTAGTGAACTGAGGGTAAACTTGTGCAATATCAGTATCAGTTAAAGCAATTAACTTAGCAGCTTCAATATCAACGTTAGTTAATGCAGAAGAAGAAATAGTTAATTTTTTAAAGTTTGCAGATGCAGATGCATTTGTATTGAATGATGCAGAGAAGTTTGAATCAAATCCAACATCAGCCCAAGATGCAGTTGCAATTCTAGCAGCTACTGTAGATGCAGATGCAGTTGGAGCCATTGTGTATCCATACTGAGCTTCTCCATATAAACCACCTTGTGCCAATTCAGTTCTACCGAATTTAGAACCAGTACCATATAAAGAATCACCTGCTACTTTACCACCTTTAGTTGAACCATATTTGAAGTCCATAAAGAAGATAAGTCCAGAAGGTAAGTTCATTGGTTGAACTGAAACGAATTCTTTTGCTGCAATTTCACCAAAGATTCTTCTTACCAATGGTAAAGCAACACCAGACCACTCTTCAGAGCCTGCGTTTGTACCTGTAGCAGTTGCTTCAGATAATAATTGTTGTGCTTGGTTTTCCAAAAGCACCGCCATAGAATGTTGGTCTCTATCTTTCATACCTTCTAACAATCCGGTTTTTTCCCATTTTGTTCTAAGGCCTCTAGTTTGTTCCAACATCACAGCTTGAGGATTTTTCGCCTCTAATAATGATTTAACATTAAAGTTTGCCATTTTGTTATTTTTTTAAATTTTTTATTCAATTACTTGATAATACCAGCTAATTTTTTGAATCTCATTGCAGCAGAATTATCTTCAGAGATAATTTGTTTTGGTGCAGTAGATTGTGCTGGCTTTGATGCATAACTTTCTGTAAGTTTAGCAGTTACTTTCTTAGTTGCTCCAGTTCCAAATTTGAAACTTTCAGCAATTGTTGAGAATACTAACTTAACTTCTCTTACATTTTTAGTTCTATCTAATGTTTCAACAACTTTAGATTTTTGTTCGTTTGTTAAATTGAATGAACGGAACAATTTGTTCACATACAATAATTTAGCATTCAAAAGGTTTACTTCGTTGATTGTACCTTTCAAAGATTTGATTACGCTGATAGCTTCACCTAATTCAGATTGAACTGATTTTAATTCTGCTTTCAATGTATCTAATTCTTCTTCAGAGTGCTCTTCTTCAGTAGCAACAGGTGCTTCTTCTGTAGGCTCATCTCCGTATCCCATTTCTCTTAGAATTTCATCTAAGTCAATTTCATCTTCTTCAGCTACTGGCTCTTCAGCTGCAGGCTCTTCAGTTGGTTCAGGTACAGGAGCTGCCATTTCTTCTTCACCTTCAGTTGCGTATGATTCTTCATCATCAGCTGCTGCTTCTAATTCTTTGATAATTTCATCGATTTCAGAGTCAACGTCATCCATTTCCTCTTCTTCGTTCATACCTGTATCAGGAGTTGCTCCTGTTACATCTTCTTCTTCTTCACCTTCTGTGATTCCCGCTACTTTCTCAGCGTTCTCATCTTCTGAACCTACTGCTGCAGAGATTTTATCTACATCTGCTGCACCTAATTCATCTGATTCTGCTGCTGAACTGAAAGCTTTAGCTGCTGGCATTTTGTTACCATCACCACCACCGATTTCTGAAGATACATCATTCTCTTGAGTTAACTCTACTTCTTCTTCACTTTCATCGCCTTCTAATTCCTCTTGTAATTTTTTAGAAAGCATAGATTGTAATTTAGGAGTAAAAGCCTCTTCTAGAGCGATTTTTGCGTTTGCTAATGCTGTTTCACGAACCGCTTTAGCATCTGCGATTGCTTCTTTCAAAAGTTTACTATTCATTTTACTTTTTGATTGTGTTAGGCTAATGAGTGTGTGCCTAAATAAGATTACTTGATATTATGTGAGCCCATATAGAGATGGACTATTCGAATCAATTACATATAAGTATATAACAATTATAGAAAACTAAAGAAAATTAAAATTATTTTTTCTTTTTGCTTTTTCTTTTTGTAATCTTTTCTTTACAGAAGGTTTCAAAAATTCCTTCCTGTCACGCAATTCCTGCGTTATTTTTAGTTTAAAAACTTTGTTTTTGTAATCTTTAAGAGCCTTTTCTACATTACGTTGGCTCTCCTCTTGAGATGACCCCTGCTTAACTTTTATTAAAATTCTCGCTGGCATATTATGCTAACTCTTCTATAATTTCTCTAATTAAGTGTTGAGTTCTACACCACTCTCCACATACATCTGTTCCGTATGTTTCGTTAATTTGTTTCTTAGAAGATACCGATTCATTTAAGTTTTCCATAAATGCACCCTGAGTTGATGGGTTAGATACAAAATCCCACCCAATCAATTCAAAATCTTCAGCCACCATTACTTTATTATCTCCAATGGATTGAACTGAGCCCATACCTCTACTTGAGATACCTAAACGGATTCCCGCTTTTAATAATTCTTTTAATATGTTACCAGATGGAGTTGGTAATATCTCTACGACACCTACCACATCATCTCCTTTCCAATAGCATTCTCTTATGTTATGGGATACATTCTTCAAACTAACTACAGAAGATTCTGGATGGTCTAATTCACCCAATGCTCTTTTCTCTGTAATAAGTTGTTGATATTTCTTAACCTCTCTTTCTAATATTTCTTTTGGGTACACTCTACCATTCTGGTTTTGTGCATCCGCTCTCTGTAATACACCTTTAACCAAAACTACTCCGTTTTCGTCTTCGTTAATCTTTCCCTCAAATAATTTTGTTTCTATTAAAAGTGATTTCATTTTACTTATTTAGTTTAATAATCCAATTGCAATATCCTTAACTTCTCTCTCTGCACCAGCTGCGTATTTTTTATTAACAACCGCAATAGTGTTACCAGATACTTTAATCATATACATTGGAATCATAGAAGTTGTAAAATCATATTTGATACCAACTTTCTTTAATTCAGAACCTACATTCATAAAAGATGTTGCGTTTTTAACCGCTGCTTCAATTTTATCTAAATCAGCATCGTATCTTCCTTCTCTTAGTTTAGTTTCGTTTACTTTTGTAATGTTGTACATTTTACCTGCACCACTCTTAACTAAAGTTTCACCTTCTTTACTCAATATTTTAGTTTGAGGTAATTGTTCTTCTTCCCCCTCAGTTTTTGCACCAGCTCTTAGTTTAGATAAATCATCACCATCAACTTTTCCGTTTTTGTTTAGGTCTATCTTTTGTTGAGCCGCTGATAATTCTGCTTCTGTTTTTGCACCACCTCTTAATTTAGATAAGTCATCTCCATCAACTTTTCCGTTTTTATTTAAATCTATTTTTTGTTGCTTAGCAGTTAATTCATCTTCTTTTAATTGAACTAATCTTTCACTTACACCTTTCCAAGTATCTTCTACTTTATTAAAAAATGCTTTCTTCTCTTCATCTGATTTGAATTCATCTGGCGAAGATACACCATGCTTCTTTAACATAGCTTTAAAGAATGATTGATAATCCTTCTCTTCTTGTAATACTTCTCCAACGATGTTTCTTAATTGCTCTCTAGTTATTTTCATAGGGATTCCTAATTTATTTTCTTAAGGTGGTTACGTTTTTACCAATATTAGATAACCTTTCCTTTATTCTATAAATATGGTGATTAGTTCTTTTCCAAAAATTCTCACCTTTTAGGGAGTTTTCTTTTTTAATTTTACCATACCATTCTAAGAACTTTTCGATTTCATCAATCTTTCTACGGATTTCCCTTACACCCAATCCAATCTTTTGGTTAGGTGTCATAGTTTGGTCTAATCTTAATTTTTGAAATCTGTTTTCATTAACTGCTGAATATCCAGTTAAACTCGCCATCTTTTTAGTATAACCACTTTTGTGTTGGCCATTGCTAGAAAATGCTCTAGGAGTATCATACCCCGCTACATCACCCGTAACGGTTACCTCCTTTTTCAATTTATCCTCTTCCTCCTTTTCTATTTCAGAAAGGATTTCTCTGATACTATTTTTTAGTTGCTCCAACTGTGTTGACATTCTTTATTTCTTTTAATAATTCATATGTAAGCATTAGAACTGAAACTTGCTTATCTTGATTCTCTTTAAGAAATTTATCTGATTTATATAATTTAATCATCTCAGATATTTTTATCTTAGTCACTTTATCACTAATACTCTTTGATTCTTTTACCAAATTATTAAGAACTTTTTTAGTCTCTTCTTCTATAAATTTTGGAAATGCAGATGTATTAGTAACGTTATTTATGAATTCTCTTAATAAACCCTTCTGAGAATCATCTAAATTAGAATACTTCTTATTAAAGTTTTCTATTAACAACTTATAAGTTAACAATCTTAAATCTTCTGATTGTTGTTTAAATGATTCGTATAATTTGTCAGCAGGTTTTGTAGCAATTTTTTTACTTACAATATGCTCTAATATTGTATTATTCGATTCAATAAAATCTCTAATCTCAACCTTTCTACCTAATGTTTTGGTTTCAAACACCTTATAAACAGAAGCTAATAGTTTATAGTTCTGTAGGTTTGAAGATAAGAATTTATCCAAATCATAGGATTCTTTTATTGTTTTGATAAGATTGTACTTTTCTTTATTTAGTTTATTCTCATCTAACTTCACCCTTTCCTTAGCCACCTCTTCTAAGAATAACTTAGCATCATCAATTGAAGAATACTTTTCTTTAACGATTTGATTGTATAATTTCAATTCTTTAGCCAATTCTTTATTTGAACTAAAAAACTCCTTTATAATCTTTTCAGATACGTTTTTTGTCGAATTTGATAATACCTCTTGTGTAATTTGTTTGACAAGTAGTTCAAACAAAATAGCAGTATTCTTAAACTTTGAGTGTTTAACTTTCATCAGAATTTATTGTTTTTTCTTTACTATATATGTAAATATTACTTCTATAAATATTAGGAAATTTCGGATAAGTGATTTTTATTCATCTGGTAAGATGTTTTTATCATCTAATAATGAACCCGTATCATCACTTAGCCCATCTATATCTTCACTTATAATCTTTTTACCAATCTTTCTAGCGTTATTTGCATTAATTTTATTTCTAATTGCATCTCTTAATTTCTTATCTTTATCAGCAATACTTTTAAGTTTTTCACCTATTCTACTATGACGGGTTTCTCTTCCAAAGTTACGAGTGATGTCCGCTTTACCTAATGGGTCTCTCCCCATAGCGTTATCATCAGTTCCATTATCACCTGTCATCTGTGGTCTACCTCCTAATTTACCATTTTCTGCACTAGCATCAGCTGCTTCCTGTGTAGGTTGTTCATCGGCGGGTTCTGCCATCATACCAGTTTCAGGCTGCTCTCCTCCTTCGGCAGGCTGTTCTCCTCCTTCAGCCGGTTGTTCGGGTTGCTCTTCATATGGGTCTACTCCTTCGTTTTCAATCTTATTCAATCGGTTTAAATCAAATGTATCGTAAACTACATTTGTTCTTTCTCCATCGATTTCTTCACTAGAAAGTTTAAATATATTCTGATAAATCCAATCATTTGATAACAACTTCAATGCTTTCATATCCGTTGCCAATCTAACTTTCTCAGCCCATAAGTTTATCTTCTCCTGCTCATAGATTGTAGATGGATTAGTTAATTCTAATTTGAAATCAACTGCATCCATACCATCCACTCCCTGAGCAATTAAATGTGCAATAGCTACCTGAGTTAATTCAGATACTACTACTCTTTGAATTCTTTCAATTGTTCTAGCAAAACGAATATCTTCCGCTGCTAATGTAGCCTTACCATTTATATCCTCTTCATATCCTAAGAAAGCCTTTGGAACTTTAAGTGCCGCAAATAGTTTAGCTTTTAAGTAATCAATATCTTCAATTGCAGTATAGTTCAATCCACTTAGGGTATCGATTTGAGTTCCACTATCACCACCTCTCACAGGCATAAAGAAATCCTCTGTGATGTTCATCATATTGTACTTAAGATTGTAATCTCCTGTCTTTTGGTCTTGAAAAGGAGTTTTCTTAATCTTATTGATAATCTTCTGCATATAGTTATCAACCTCTTGAGGAGGAATGTTACCTATATCAATTTTGAATATTCTTTTTTCAGGAGCTCTCATAATACGATGTATCATCATCGCATCTTCCATCAATGTAATCTGTTTCCACAATCTTCTTGCGTTTTCAATCATTGATTTACCATATGGTAAGTAGTTTGTATCTGAATACAAACGGAAGTGAGCCATCTCGAAGTTATCATACTCATGCTTACCAAATTTATCTGGGTCGACTGTGAATTTAATACCCTCTTGTTTTCTATTAACTCTGTTTGGGTCATTTAACCCCTCTGTTCTTGTCACATAATAAACTGATTGTGGGTGTACATTTACAATCCCCTCTCCTTCTGCAATTTCTAATGTCAGGAAACAATCACCATATTTGGCTAAATTTCTTACCCAAGGCCAAAGATTAAACTCAATATTCATTGTATCATAGAATAAACTCTCTAATACTTCTTTAACTTGTTGGTTTTCCGTTTTAATAGTAAGAACATCCCCATATTCGTTTTTAGTAGTACATTCATCCGCATATATATCCAATGCAGATGCTATAATAGGGTCATTATCCATTGCATCATAATCTAAGAATAATTCTCTACGAATTACCTGATATGATAATTGAGTTTGATATACATCCTGAGTGTACCCAGTTTGTAATCTATAAAATCTATCTTTTAACGACTTTAAATTTGTTACCTGTTGACTATTTTCGGTATCAATAAGTTTAGTTCTGTTTCCTTCTTTTTTGACAACGACTCCTGTTGAAAATACTTTTCGTAATTTGTCAAAGAAAGAATTGTTTTGTTCTGCCATTTTTCGTATTATTTTCTATAATTCTTAAAACTATGTTGTATATACATATATATAAAGAATTTACACTAAAACATTAATATATAAGTAAACTTATTATAAATATCAAAGTAACCATCTTATATCTTCTTTTTCTCTACCAAAATCCATTTCATATGGATTTGATTTAAATGAATTTTGAGAATATACCCCTATTTCGTTTCCAGTTGATGTAAATGAGTTTAATCCTTGCTTAACTAAATCCATCCTTTCTTGCCTCAAACGGAGTGCAGTATCCCTAACCCACAGACCAATTGATAGACACATCGTTAAGTCATCGTTATATCCTCTCATTGCTTCCGGTCTATTAGTGTACCATATAAAGGTAAATAACTCATCAATTGTTCTTATAGATTGTATTACTACAGATTTCTCCTTAAAGTATTCATCTAATTTGGAAATCATAAGAGGACGAGTTTTAGCTGATGTTGTAAATCCTGCTACCTGTCTTCTCTCTTCTGCTCCATATTTGTTACTATATTGTTTTTCTACATCAACATATTTGTAATCCGATGTTTGATAATAGATGTTATTATATCCCCTATCAATACATTGCTGTAAAGCCGCCCATCCAATGTTTGCGTTCTCCACAACTAATAGTGCATTATTATAATCCGTTGCAACTGAAACTAAAAAGTTACCGAATTCCTTTGTATCTATCTTACCCCTATATTCCGCGACCTGAACATTGTTAACTACATCCATAACGTGGAAAGCTGAGTAATCCGATGCATCACCTCTGGCAACGTCGGCTACAACCATATAAGATTTATTGTAATCAGGATATTCCCATTTCCAATAATTACCATCGAATCCAGTCTTTTCAACCGGGTCTTTAACAAATGTTTCCTTGTACCACATTAGAATTTCAGGAGCAATTACCGTATCACCGGAAGATATAAAGTCGCAATCACACTCCTGTGCAGCCAACTTCTCTCCTAATACTTTTGTTTGCTCATCTCTCCATCTTTGGTCTCTTTCAGGATGAACTGTCCAATGTAGATAGATTGGGTTGAACTCATT